TTTTCATTAAATTTAGGTGATAATTTACTCATCTTTTGATGTCCTCCGACTGATAAAGGTTATTACATACGACTTAATCAAAGCCTCTGTTCCCGCAGAGGCTTTTTTTTGTCGCCTAATTTCTGGTAAATACCTGTTTGATTGCTTTGCTTGGAATGATTTCCCAAGGCTTAACCTCAAACTCTGTTGCAAGCACGATAAGTGCTAATTTTTCCGCTGATGGTTGAGTTTTATTGTTCAACCAATAAGAAACCGCCATTTGCGTAACACCGCATCTTTTAGCAAGCTCTTTCTGCCCATTGCATTTTTTAATAGCTTTTAAAATTCCTTTATTCATAATAAACCTTGCTTTATTAAACTTTATAGGCATAATAAACGAAACTTTATTAAATGTAAAGTTTTATTTTCTTGTCTTTATAAAGAAAACTTTTACAATCTATTTAGAGGTGAACTTATGAACACACTAGATACACTAGGCAAACGAATTGCCTACGTTATGGATTTAAAAGGAATTTCAAGACAGCTTATGGCTGAAAGATTAGCCACCTCAACAATGGCTATTGGAAATATTATTAATGACAAGGTGTTAAAACCACGCAACCTTACAGAAATTGCCGAATTGCTTGGTGTTGATTACAAATGGCTTAGAGATGGTGGAAATTTTGAAGATGCTGTTATGGCAGATCCAAATGCTATCCAATCAGAGCTACAAGGCGATCTAGTCAGTAGTGAATTCGGTGCTTTACATAAACATAGAATAGATTATTACGATGTGAGAGCAGCAGCAGGATTAACAGGCTTTGAGAATTCAGATTATCCAGAGATTATTTCAAGCCTATATTTGACAGACGAGGGAATGTCTCAATTAGTTGGCAAGAAGTCATCAGACGGTATTTGTCTTGTGAATGTACCAACCGATAGCATGGAGCCAACCATAAGAAAAGGCGATATTGTCTTTTTAGACACAAAAGTTAATGCTTACAGTGGTGATGGCATATATGCTTTTTCGATTGATGGTGCGTTATTTATCAAACGCATACAAAAGCTAGTCGGTGGTGGATATAGATTACACTCTGACAATAAAGACAATTACGATCCGCAAGATATATCTGAGGACATTTGTCAAAACGCTAAATTCATAGGTCGTTTTATCCGTACAATACACATTGAGACAATTAATTTATAAGGACATTATGAAAGCAGTAGCCAAAAGAATTAAAGCTGAAAGAGAAAGACAGGGGTTGTCTATTGCTGATTTAGCCAAGATCCTAAGCGTGAGCGAAAAAGATGTATTAGACCTCGAAAATGGCGAGATGCAATTAACAATGCGTGACATAGATCTGTTTGCTATCGCTCTTGAGGTTAGTGCTGATAGATTGAAATTCGGCGATGATTGGCAACCTAATCTAGGCGTCCAATCAAAATTTGAAAACCCTCGATATAATCACTCAAACGTAGCGACAAATACCGCAGCCACGATGACAACAAATAATTATTACCAAGGCAACGGAAATTCGGATCTACAGTTGCAAATTAATCGAATGGAACAGGCGGCGCATACCGGTAGGCTTGGTGCGTTTACACAGTTAGATAGAATAGAAGAACAGAATAAATTGCTCCTAGAAAGGATCGAGCATATTAATGAGAAAATTGATTTTTTGATGACAGTTGGCGAAATTACGCCTAAGGTAAATTAAAATGAGGGAATTACTATGGATAATTTAAAACTTGAATACTTTTCCAACATTAATTTAGATGACCCATTCTTTGATAGTTTAAAATCTGATTATAAAGAATTTCCTAATTGGTTTAGTAAAAAACGAGAAAAAGGTGAAAGTGCATTTATTTTTATAAACAATAAAGGTTTATTGGATGGATTCCTTTATTTAAAAATAGAAGATGAAGAACTGAATGATATTAAACCAAATCTACCAAGTAAAAATAGATTAAAAATAGGCACATTAAAAATAAATCCACATGGGACGAGATTAGGAGAAAGATTTCTAAAAAAAATATTTGATATTGCATTAATAAAAAATATCGATGAAATCTATGTGACGTTATTTGAAAAACACCAAACATTATTAAGTTTATTTCAAAAATACGGATTTGAAAATAGAGCTGAAAAAATAACTCAAAATGGCCGTGAGATGGTATTGTTTAAAAATATCTCTAAAGTATCAGGAGATATTGTAAAAGATTACCCAAATACCCCAGAAATATCTGATCGCTATCTTATTTCACTTTATCCACAATGGCATTCTAGATTGCTCCCTGATTCTATTTTAAAGAATGAAGACCCCGCATTACTCATTAAAGATACATCACACACTAATAGCATACACAAGATTTATCTTACTGCAATGGAAGGAACAGAACGTCTGCAGCCAGGAGATACATTGGTAATTTACAGAACTGCGCCTGACGGTAAAATCGCTGAATATAGCGCTGTAGCAACATCTATTTGCGTAGTAGAAGAAGTTAAAAATATTAATGACTTTAGATCATTAGATGACTTCTTAAAATATACATTATCATATAGCATTTTTTCTGAGAAAGAATTGACTGAGTTTTTTAAATATAAAAAATATCCTGTGATAATTAGATTTACCTATAATATTGCATTAAATAAGCGTATAATAAGAAAATCATTAATCGAAGATATCGGAATGAAAAGAGAACAATATTGGGGATTTTTCAAAATAACGGAAAGTCAATATAGAAAAATATTATCAATGGGAGGAGTTAGTGAAAATCTTGCTATCCATTAAACCTGAGTTTGTAGAAAAAATCATTTCAGGTGAAAAAAAATTTGAATTTAGAAAAACATTACCTAAACGTGAAGGCGTAACAACAGTTGTGGTTTACTCAACAATGCCCGTAGGACGAGTTATCGGGGAATTTAAGGTGAAAGATACCCTATCTCACACACCAGAATCTCTTTGGGAAAAAACTAAGGAATTTTCAGGCATTACCAAAAATTTCTTCGATGAGTATTTTTCCACAAAAGCTTTGGCGCACGCATTTGAAATTGATTCATTTAAGCTATACGACGAACCATTAGTAATTTCAGATGTGTTGCCATCCGGCACTCCACCACAATCTTATTGCTATATTAACTAACCAATGAACCGCCATTAAGGCGGTTTTGTTTTATGATTTAAAGCACTTAATCAAATCCTCAAGCACTACTCTCTCCTCTTTATTTGCAATTACAACCTCCAGTCTATCATCCACTCTAGATACAATCTCATCAACCCCCAAATCATTAATCAAGTCGCAATTTAACGAGATTAGCCACAGCTTAAACTTTTCTTTCATAACGTCCCTCCCTTCCTCATTAATCATACCTTAATCAAAAGTGCGGTCTATTTTGGCTATTAATTTTTTCGATACAGATCGCAAAAACGATAAAAAATCGAGAAAAAACCGCCTTACAACCAAAATAATCAACATTAAATCACTCAAAAAATAGCCAGTCAGTAAAAATTCTTCAAGATTTCTTTCTGTTTAAAATCAACATTTTATAAACTTTGCTTTATTTTATAGTTCAAAAAATAAGCAATCGATCAATTTTTCTTTAAATAAAACTTTACAATAAATAAAGAAATATTTATACTGCACCCATCAAAACGAGATACACATAAACAAATATCTCAGCGCTCTTTAAAAATCAAATTAAAAGAAGTTTACTCATAACGGCATTATGCGGTCGTGTAGATTAAAAGCCCTACCCTACATAATGAGAGTAAACGGAATACCCACTGAAAGATGAGACCAGTGAAAAACTGACAGTTACAGAAAGTCTAGTCGCAGTGGGGAAATATCTCAAAGCACATTTGAAGTACAGAGACACAACGGCACGTGAAACCGTTGCGAATGATAGAGAGAAGTGTGCTTTGAAATGGCTCTTTGTTGAGTTGG